TTATTTAGCTTCAAGTGCCTTTCTAAATTCAGATTCTAATTCATTTAAGAGTCCCGATATTTCACCTTCCACTTTATCTCTTATTACTCTGCATCGGTCTCTTTTTTCTTTAATATATAACATATCCCTTTCTTTTACAGACTCTCTGATGTCCTTATCTAAAAAACTATAGTCCAATGCAGAATCATGAATTTCAGATATTATTTTTTCAACTTTATCACACAACTCATACGATAAATAAATCCTATTTAAAGAAAAGTAGTTCCTTGTATCAATATATGAATTATCAAATGAAACAGCCAATTTATATAGATGTTGTTCAACAGTATCACCATTGTATATAACTTGCGCTGCTCGTGTAAAATCAGCCAACGTTTGGTGCAATATTGTCAGTTTCTGAAATGTCTGTTTGACAACTTCTGCACGCTCTTGATAGAGTTTACTAAAAACAACCTCGGAACGATATTTTCTATAATCTAACCAAGTTTTAAAAATCTGCTGGGCTATGAAAATGAAGAATGCAATGATAGCACTCCATGACAAATACTCATTCATACTCTACTTTTTTACAAAGGTAAAAATAAAACTAATCAATTTCAAAAATAATAATTACTTCTTCCACAACAGTTTTAGCAGTCCCTCATTATCCATGTAGTAAATATCTGGAAGTTCGCCTAACCTATTCATCCCCTTAAAGCGTCCGACTTCCCTGTTGATAGCCGAACGTAGTTCCTGGTACTTCTCATTCGTGAAATAGAATATTGCCCGATCAGCTTTCCGAGCATCTTTGATATATGCGCGAATAGTATTCTCATTGGCGTTATCAATGTATTTCACATCCCACGTATGATCGTCGAACATTAAATCTGGTACACCTTTGCCCTTACCATTCTCCGGCAGGAACTCCACCTGTTTCCCGTTATTCTTTGCTAATAACTTACCAACCATCTTTTCAGCATCACCACCGCCCTGTGTGTTGGTGAACTGATGTTCCTGATGATAGACATTAAAGCCACCACTGAACTCATCGAAATACGTCCTATCCCACTTCTCATCATACGATTGATATTTCTCCTTTGACTTCTTTCGAATATCATTCCGCTCACCAGTATTCATTGCTTTTACCTTAACACCTGTGTATTGCGGATTATCCTTTATCCAATATGGAAGAGTGCCACGGTTATTTGCCTTTTCGATTCGCTCCTCATTTTCCTGCATCCATGAATAAAACTCACTTGGCAGTTCAGTAACTTCGTTTTTCGATTTGAATCCTGCCGTTTCCTCTCCGGCAAGAATCTTATCAGTGAGCATATCTACTTCATCATCCGAAGCAAGCACACTAATCGCATGGCACATACAGTTAGAATGCCATCCCGTAAACTTGAAGCCTTTAGGATATACTCCGGCTAGTTTATCACAAATATCCTTTTCCGGATGATTCTTTGAGAGCTTTATTTCAATCCCTACAACAAAATCAAGTTGGGCCCATCTTTCATGATCGGCTGTCCGATATGCAATATTAGGCTCCGTCCGTGCCAAACGTTGAGCATTGCGGCTACTACTACGATATTGACCTGGCCCCGGATGATAAGCTTTCGCGTTCTTTGATAAAACAAGCTCTCCCCGTTCATCACGAACCCGTCTAAACAATTTATCCGGTTGATTGAGAAACTGCTTCACCTTTGCCGCCATCGAATTTGCAGACATTCCTTGCCCGATACAACAATCAATAGACATTTCCATTTCTTGCCGAAACTGCCCTTCATATTTCCAAATACGTTGAGACAGGTTCAATCCATCATCTCCGGACCTTCGTGCAAAGAAAGAATCCATAGCTTTCTTGTTACGCCCAAAGTAGCGCGCAAAATGCTCATTATCCACAGCCTTCTTACCGAACACGGATCGGACGAGTTCGTCTGATTTTAAGTTAGCTTGCTCCCACTCGTTTATGATACCAGACTGTATTTGTTGATACACACGGGTGTACAGTTCCCGTAACAGAACGTTTGCTTTGTCAGATATAGTAGGATAGTCAGCAAAGACAAACGGCTTCTTAGCGTCATGGATAGGCTCAATCTCCAATGCTAAAGAGATAAGCTGTCCCATCACATCCAGGTAGATTGTCCGGACGTTTGCAGCATATCCTTCGGTACGTTGAAGTAATGCCCGTTTATACTTGTTCTCATCAATCTTTGCCATGCCCTTTATTCTGCACTACCGAAAACATCCTGTTTATACCGGTCTTTCTCTTCTTTTAACTCTTGCTCATGTTGCGCTTTCAAACGTTCTTTTTCCAGAGTAGAATCCTTGATGATCGGATTCATTTCAATAAATGTTTCGTCGGACATACCACCGGCATTCTTTGTCTTAATCAGATTATTAAGCACAGACTCTATATCTTCACCGAATGGCTCTTGAAACTCGTGCTCCACAACCAGATTATCACACTCATCCCGAAGAGAGATATCCAAAACATTACCGATAATCGCTATGAAAACACTGGTGATACGGTCTGCATATTCGTCGTGCTTTTCCTTGTGCTTGTCTGCCTTGATTACAGCCAAGAGCATAAGTTGTTTCAATGCTTTAGCCGAAATCTGGGAAAGACTCTTCATCGTATCAAAGTCAATCTTAGGAGTAAAAGAAAAACGGTGAATCTTATCGTCCAATTCCTCGCTTTCCTGCTTCTGGTTTTCCGGAGCATTATCCCACGTGAGATACTTCATTTCCGGTTTCTTAGCACCATCCATTGAGGGCTTCAAAATGAACAGCTTACTATCCTCTCCCTTTTCTGGCAAAGAATTAACAATATCCGAATCTGCAACCAATGCAGGGTCAGAGAATCGGTCGTTTACGTCGGCTCTTCGGCTTACCATCATTTCCTTGCGGTGCATCATCGGCTCAACACCTGCACACTCCGGCTCCTGCTCAAAAAGGACCACACATATTTTCTTTGCACGGTTTACTTCTTCTTCAATGTCCCATCCCATAGCGTTACGCTTACAGTGATATATCATCTTCTTTGTGTGTATATCAACATGATATTTGATTTCACCGCCAACCTCCTGCAAGTTATACCCACGAGCAAAACACATCATTCGTCCAAATTGGTCTTTCCGGAAGTATATATCATCACCCAGACTTTTAGCCACAACTTTAATCAAGCAATCCGGTTTACCTTCATCGTTCCGGTATGTATGAAAGAGCAAAGCACTTTGTCCCTCTGCACCGGCAAGACGCTTTGCCTCACGAATCTTCGCATTGAATCTGGTGCTTTTAATCAAATCAATATAACGGGAAAAAGCCCTATCCGTACCCTTAGATGATTGCGTCCATTTCAAAGGACGGCCATACAAGAATACAAGAGCCATTTCATTGATAAAAACCGGATATGGAATAGGAATCTTCCATTTCTCATCATAACGGAGAAACTTACGTTTTCCCGTCACTGGGTCCTTCTTACCAAAGACAGCCTTACTCGGTCTATTCATCACCTCATGCTGCTGTGTATCATAAACCTTCAAAGCAGCTTCAACCTTCGCAGAGTTATCCGTCATTTGAGACAAAGCACGGCTAACATCATTTGCTTTCAAAAGTTGTTCAAACTCTTGATTGCGACCAACAGCCGCATTCACACCATTAACAATCCAATTAAACAATCCCATAATTACAATATTAAAAAATTAACCACCTAAAGCACTTAAAATATTATCTTCATCCTCTTCCGATAATTCGACATAGGAATCATCCAGAAGATAATTGATTGCATAAACTAGAATATCTACATACTCATCATGCGTCTTTGCCGGGAATTGACTTACCTCATCTGTAAACTCTTCGTTCCAATCACCCTCAACCAATATCACCCGACCGCACTCAATCTTAGGAGAGACACCATGTAACCGAACTTCTTTGCTATCTGTCGGTGCAGGTGTTCTGGTTACATTCAGTCTCGTGTACTTCTTAACTGCTTGAATGACCGTTATACCATTCGCTTTCGGTTCTATTCGTATCGTACTGCGACTATCGTACCCATGTGCCCGCACATAGTCCGGGATGAACCTCATTAATTCTGGAAACTCCTTCCAGACCTTCTGTGCATGGAACAAGTATAAATTGTTCTGTATTCTACATGCAGCAAGGATTCCGGAAGGGTCATTATCCGTTTTTGCTTTCTTTTCATCGTATGCTGTATCAAGGAAGAAATGTATCGGAGCACCACCACGAACAGCAAGAAACTGCGACATTGGTATATGCCCGAACCAACTTGCCTTAACAATGTTACCACCTTCAACCGAAGGGGCTTGTTCATACTGCCCAGCATATCCACGACTACCAAGGTCTACTTTTGCTTCATCAATTACTTCCCGATCAATGCGAACCGGATCAAGAAGCCCATCGATATATCGTTTCTTTAATTCTGGAGGATTAACACGGTCGGAAACTTCTGCCGGTAGGCATATATGTCGAATCTTATCTTTTTTCTTTTTCAACAGATATCCAGTCACATCATCGTCATGCAAACGCTGCATGATAGTTACCATCGGAGTATTCTTTTTATCAACCTTACGAGATGATAGTGTTTTCGTATGGTCATTTGCCTGCAGTCTCATCGCTGGAGATTCTGCCTGTTTCGGATTTACGGGGTCATCGTTGATAATCACATGCGCATGCTTTCCGGTAATTGTACCACCTGTCGAAGTAGAATATCTGGCGCCTCCCTTTATATTCTCATAGCTACCTTTACCGGACTTATCGTGTCTTATCACCACTTCCGGAAACAAAGTACGATACAAGTCCGAAGTGATGATGTCCTTCGACTTCGAAGCGTGTTCTAACGACAAATCACCCGAATAGGAGTTTGAAATAATTCTCAACCGTGCATCCTGTGTCCAAAGCCATGCATGCCACATAATTGTGACAATAGTTGATTTGGTGGAACCAGGAGGAATATTGATTATTATGTCATAGGGCTTCTTCTCCCTGCGTACGATATAGCCAGATAGTTCTTGAAGTTCTTCACACAGATACGGAATATGCCAATTAAATACCGGAGTTTCCGGTATAATAACCGCCCAAAACGTTTTCACGAAGTAGAAAAAAGATCTCCTACATTCATCCGCCTGAACGGCTCTTGCCATGCTCAATATATCTACCTGACCTAAACTCACTCTTTTGCTGCTTTATCCTGCTTCTCCGCAATGCTCAACAATACTTTTCTTTCTTCCTCTGATAACTTCGACACATCAAAATCTTTGCTTGTTACCTGCACCCCTACTCCATCTGGAGCAACAATCTCTTTACGTTCTGTATATCCTCTACTTTTGCCTTTGGTTTTCAGATAGAAAATGATAGCCGTAGTATCTCCCTTCTGTATCTTTTTCAGAAGGGAGGCCTCGGCAATATCAATCTGCAATTCATTGATAGCATCAGCACGTTCTTTAAAATCCGCATCCTCACGATACCAACGATAAAACGTCTGTCGTGAGAGTCCAACCTTCTCACAGGCAAACGTGACAATACCGCTACATTCCTTCAATGAATCGAGCAACTTTTCTTTATCTTTCTGAATGTCCTCTTCGGCCTTAGGCATTTTATACTCCTCCTCCCCTTTCTTTATAAATAGCCCCCAAAATAGCACGATAGGAACGTTTCTTCGGGTCTCCCGCTATCAATAACTGATAAGACAATTGACACGTTTTAGAAGATTCTCTACCGGACATCTTAGCATATAGTTTCTTTGCTGTTTCATAACCTGGATACAAGTCTGGATGTGACGCAGCTTTTTTCATTGCATCTCGGAATATGATACGATAATCTTTGTCCTTATCCAACTCAAACTTCCGATCCTGCTTAGAACTCCGGAACATATCGGTGTCCCAATACAGCATTACAAGGTCAGCGTTCGGCTCTCTACGAATCACCCGTTGATATAGGTCCGGATAAAACTCCATGACCTTTGGCAATGATTTGATCGTATCAATACTAAAGAATTGGCTAATACGTAATTTATTTGCAGGAACACCAGTCTTATACAAGTAAATGTATGTCATTGGGATAGTGAGATTATACAGCTTGATATATAGCCATATATCGCAATCCCTCCAATCGTACAAAGGGTAAAGGAAATGTGAAGTCCTAATTGAAGCGATAGACTGCCTGCGCTGAATGGATTCTGCCATCCGCAAACCAACCATTGGGGGGACACTTTTGAAAATCTTAGCTCCAAACTCTTGATACGACATTCCCATACGGAACATTGAGTGATTGCGAATAGCAAACTTAGGCATAGGTCTCACCCACACACTTTCTTTGCCCGGTTCCCAACAGATAAAGCTCTCATCATTCGCTAACCTATTGCAGCAATTATAGTGTCTTATAGGCAAACAGAACCAATAGAATTTTGCTCCAAGAGACATGAATCGTGAACGCCACTCAAGTGCTATCTGCTCAACATCTGGATAAATGGCTTCTTCATCAAAGAATACTACGATAATGCGGTTAAAAGGAATGGAGTATTTCTGCATAGTCTTTACCAACATATCACACATACATATAGAATCTTTGCCGCCAGAAAAACTGACGGCAACTTTTTGATTCTTATTGAAGGCTTCGAGAATCCTGCGTTCGGCTGCTTCAACAACATTTATATCCAATTCCTTTATGTACATCTACGAATGATTTGAGCTTTACTAAATCTTTGAGTACGTTTAGTCATGAGCTTTAAGAATTCCTCCCGATCAATTTTCGACAGACGGAATATTTCTTCTTCACTCATTCCAATTTCCTTTGAGATCTCATCTACGCTTTTACCTTTTTCTAACAGAGATTTCACAATGTTCTCCATAGGTTCAAGCATGTGAGTACCACGTGCACGGTTAAAAGTGACAGTGCCGTACATATCTTGGCTTTCGTCCTTATGCGCCACTACTACAATAGGAATTTTATTGCCGAGCATGGTCTTTAACGGTTCCCTGCCGGACACAAGCCAACGGTGAAATCCGTCAATGATCGTAAAGTCCGGACGCACTACGATGGGAAAACAAAAACCATTCGTCAAGATGCTTTGCATAAGGAGATTCAGATTCTTTTCCAGAACCTTGTTGGGGTTATAGTCATTCGGCTTCACCTTATCCCGGTCTACAAACTGAATTTCCCGAAGTGGTTTGAATAAATCAACATTCTTATCCATAGCCCTATGATTAAATTGTTATCTCCTTGCCGCAATGCGGACACACCATTGTACGGGCTGTCTGCATGCCAGCTTCAATTTCATCTACCTCTTTATTGTCGGCTGCTTCCTTCTCCGGTGTGAACTGTTGTGCCCTTTTTGCCGGTTCTGCAAAATTCACCCCCATGTTGTCAGAGCTAACTTCGTTGATGATTGCATCCAAATATTCCGGAGTAAAACCAATGATATCGACGTCCCCGATTTCTTTGATAATCTTCTCCATGTCACCGAAGTTTACATGGGACATCGTTTGAATTTTATTATCTTCCAGAACGAGTTTCTTCTTCTCCTTATCGGTCAGACCATACATGACCGTAATAAAAGCCTCTTTCTCTCCACGATATTCCAAAGCCTTTTTCTTGCCATGACCGCAAAGAACCATCATGTTTTCATCAACAATGATTGGATAATACTGTCCGTATCGTTCCATACTTTCGGCAATAGCCTTCACTTGTTCCTCCGGATGCACATTTGGATTACCCGGAAACTCCTTCAATTCTGACAGGAGTACTTTCTTTGTTTCTAACTTCCTTTTCATTCCTACACAAAATTTGATTGATTAAACTTTCTCCTGCAAGAACTGCCTCGCAGAAGGTATATAGTTAGCAGCTTCCTCTACCAAGCTACTATCTATTTCATAAACTTCCCTAAAACCATTCTCTAGGCTACCGCACCACTGCCGAGCAGCCCAACAGTGAGTACCAACACGAAATCCACGAGGCCATGTGTAAATTGGCGGCATTGGGAGATGATAATAGTGGATGATTGCAAGAATTTCCTCATGCTTAGTATCAGCAATAGGAGAAAAACGGGTGATACCCTTTGTGTTGGTGTACATTCCACCTGGCCCTACATAGTTCCCGTCTTGTAGTCTTCGACCAAGACAAAGAATATCCGTTTTGTGATTCTTCACATAGGCTTCTTGCGCCCGATGTTGGATGATGCTAAACCACTTTGCAGCCAAAGATGAATCATTTGGAAACAACATCTCTGGATGAGATGCCAACCATTTAAGGTCCTGCCCAGTGTTGATAATTTCCAGTCCTGCCGGTCGGTGTTTGTCTATCCATTGCATAAAAGCTGGATATTCCAGATTACAACGCCCGAGCAAACAGTCATGTACTCCGGCCTGTTCCATTATAAAACCAAGAGCAATGCTATCTTTTCCACCACTCCAAGCATAAGCAACACGTTTGCCGTGGATATGTGGCTTCACCTGCTCGACTAAACGGTCAATCAGATTGTCGGTTTCCTGCTTCGATACAAACTGCTCGATATTGGAAAACACCCGAAGCCAGTCCGAATGCGATGAACTCTGTTTTTTACCCAGAACTGTTTTCATAACTCATTGAATTGTAGAGCCACACTTGTAATGAAAGCCTTTGCTCCTTCATCGTATTTCAGTTGTAGCCAATTATACTTAGTTACCTTGAATCGGATGTTTGCCACAAATCCCGAAAGCGCACGCATAGAATATCCGGCATTGAAAACAAAGCGTCTATAATCCAGACCACCGAGTACCTGCAGACGGTCACCACTCATAAACCTTCGACCATTATACAGATTATCCCATGTAGCATCCACCATAAACCCGACAGGGAGTTTTATAGTACTGGACAATGTTTCAGTGAACATCTTTTCTTTCGTATTGTACGTTGAACGTGCCAAAAGATAAAACCGTTGCTGATAGTTCACATTCAGCCATGCGCCAAAAGAAACAGCTTCGGATGTCATATTATACTGCAACACCGGAGTAACAAAAAGCCACTTGGCAACGTCTGTCCGATAGCCGACAAAAGGAGCGATGGTAGAACCGTTACCTTCCAAAGATGTAGTTACCGGCATAAATACTCGAAACTTAGTCGGTTGAGTAATACCGTCGTAAACCTGTGCTTTAGCAGCCAATGATACTGCAACCAATACGAGCATGATAAACAGTTTTCTCATTTTCTACGTGATTTTTTATGATTAAACTTTTGTTTTTTCTGGCGTACCTGGTACGCATTACTTTGTAACTGCTTGTAGTGATAGACTGACTTCCGGATTTCCTTTGCTGTTTCTTTTGCAGATTCCGTTAATGCTTGGAAAGCACATATTTGACCTTCCATTTTTTCGGCACAACGCAGGTATTCCGCTCCAACCGCTTTTATCTCTTCAATGCACTTATCCATTTCCAAACGGTCAATCTTAACCACCATTTCAACCGGACCACGCTTTAACGGTTTACGACGAACTGCCATAATCCCTGATGCTAGGATAGTGAAAAGAGAACCGAATACGATCATCGGAATATTACCTGTGAAGTTCCCATAAGCGAATATCGGAAGCCCTACAATCATGCTTGTTAGAATACCATAGAACAGCCCTCTCTCGCTCATTCTTTTGCCGAGAATCGCGAACACCGTCGGGAGCATTACCGAGGAACGTAGGGTCCCATACAGCAAAAAAAGATATAAAATCGTTAGACCAGGAATATTTGCTATCAGAATAGCTGTAATAGTGACAACCACCATTGCGATACGAGCCAGAGCAATATCACGATCCACAAACCAAACCATCAATTTCGATGTACCAAAACCTTTGTGTGTTCTATCGGAATAGTTTGCATATATTCGGTTCCAAACATCATGTCCGGCAACGGAACTCACCGCACAAATAATGCTATCAACAGTCGATATCAGTCCGGAAAGTATAAGCACAAAGAACAGATACAAAAACCATTTAGGACAAAAAGCCATTACAGCCCCTACGTTTGTTAGTTGAGTGTCGGATATAGCCAAACCCGTTCCGGCTGCAAAAAAGCCAAATAACGCCAAAGAAATAGGAACGACGGCAAATATCACAGCGGCCGCAATCATGGTTTGTTTAACCTTGTCAGCCTTGACACAGAAAACCCGTTGCCAAAACATCTGGTCCCCGAAGGTTCCAGACAACAGACCGATTGTTGTAGGAATACCAAAAGACAAAGTAACCATTAGTCCGTTACCCGAAAACAAATCTGAAAAACCACCACTAACACCTCCCAGACCATTGAACAACGCTTCCGGTCCGGCACTTGAAAACATAATTGGCAGTCCTAACAATAAAACAATCACTATCCAAAGCATCTTCCAGAAGTCAGTAATAATACTGCTCCGAATACCGCTTGCAAATGTATATACCAGAGGACACAACGCCATCACTACCGTTGTAGCGGTGAACGATATTCCTGTAATCTTTGAAAAGATGGTTGCTCCGGCCAGCAACTGAACGGCAAAACTCATCGTCTGCAGCCCGAACGATTCAATGAGATACAGATTATGGCAACGTTTCGAATACTTCTCACGAATATAATCCGAGAATGTCCAACCATCCGGCCGGAGCTTACGCATCTTATTGGCAAAGAAAGCAAACAGAATCAATGTAAGAACATTCGGAACTACAAACCAAAACACACCGGCTAAACCTTGCGTATATGCTTTTTCCGATGCAACAAACATCGACGGAGCCCACACCCAAGTAGCAGCCATTGAAAAAGCTGTAAGCAACCACGGCATAGATCGGTTAGCAACCAAAAATTCTTCTTTCGTCTTTTTGTGTTTTCGTAGGAACACAACGAGCATCATCATAGCAACAAAGTATGTCGCAATCAGAGCCCAACCCTCTAAACTTGATAATCCTTCCATTTTCACACTAATTTTTAAGATGTAACATCTGTAACTACTTGGCAAATATAAAGAAAGTGCGTTTATTAAACGTATCTTTAAAAGAAAAATCGTCTAATAAACGCACAATATCCAATATCAACCTACTGTCTAATACCCAAACACAAGCATCGCAGCATCACGAGAATGTTCATTCGTCGGTTTATCGTATTTAGTTATATTCCTGAATGTCAGAGCATTGACTTTAGTTATTGAATCCTTAGGATGAATCATTTCAAAGGGTATACCAATATCAGTTAGAAAGTCCTCCCATATCTTAGCATCACGTTTAACTGATCCAACCCCCTGCAGCATTTCCCTTTCTTCTTCTCTTGTCTTATAACTAGATTGATACCATGTTCTTAATCGCGCATCTTCAACACGAACTAACATACTTCCTCCGTACGTTTTATACATTTCTATCACATACATCATTGCTTTATGAATTGCGGTAGTCTTTATCAACTCAAACTTTCTTGCAGTAACATTCCATGTGGCAACTCCGGTATTTACTCCGGTATCTATGCCGATAACAAAAGCGTATTTTTTAATCATCTTCAAACTATCTTTTTAAACTATACAAAATACCACCTCTCCCCCCCTATAGTCCCCCCCTCTCAAAAATTATTCTTTTTGGGTGACTTGAATCTCTATCATTTGCATACTGTGTGGAGAAGTAAACTTTTCAAGTTCTGACCTTTTTGGGAAAACAAGTGTCATGTAAGCATCGTCCGGAATAAACTTATACCGTGCAGCTTTTACTTCATAGATTGAAAGCGGTTTATCTGATTTCACAGTCAGATGCCAACGTCCTTCTAATATACTTGTCATAACCAAATTGGAACCGTGTAGGAAAGCACCTTCTTTGTACTCTCCATGTTTATCTTTACAGATGGCCGGACGTTCGTAGGTGGCATTCAGTTCCTCAATCAATTCATCGCTTAATCGTTTTCGTTTCAATGGGACCGGAACAATGATTGCCGGATTCAGTTTTACTGTAGTCGGTTTTTCTTCTGACTTCAAGTTGTTGTGAAGTACTTCTAATCCGGATTCTTTAATAATTCCCTCTTGAAGAGGTTTTAAACTTTTCTCTACGTCTTGCATAATCGTAAATTTTAATGGTTTATAATCAATATCTAAATTTGGTAAAGTGTATGATCGGCAGCGGCTTGTCGAATGTTATTCCAGTAAACCACGCTTTCCAATCTTCAACAGTCAGCCCGTCGTTCTCCGCTATTTGTTTCAGAGTAAGCATCGGCATTGGTTTCCCGTCGATACAATAAACTGCACGTTCTATCCCGTCGCCGACATCGGTATACTCCATGACACTCAAGGTTTGAAGTCCTACGCCATCATCTTTGCCGAGACGGAAAAGTTCTACCTGGACATTCCCTTTTTCGTAGGGCCTTCCTTTCCATTGCCGGACAGAGATAACAGCTTTCCCTTCCTGTACTTTTTGCATGATATCCGACCAACGTTCTAAATTGGTTCGGATAGTGTGTACTTTCATCATCCCAGATACCGGAGGACAATAGCAAGTTTTGCAGTCACCACCGCAGGTAGCACATTCTTCTGCTTGCTCTTGCGCTTTCAACGCCAGCTCTAACTTTTCTTTAAATCCGGTTTGTTCTCCGGCTTTCGGATGCTCTTTAGGAAACTCCTTCGAAAGCATCAATACATAAACTTTGGTTTGTTCTTTTCTCATGATTACTATTTGTTATTGATTTCTACCATGTAGTTCTGAATATGATTTCCACCCCTGTTCGGTAAACTGTTTAGAATAGACTTCTCCACGTGGCATTATTGGTTGCCAATTCTCATTACAAAACAAACGATAATGATACACTTCTGCCTGTTTACCCTGTTTACTATATGGAGGTTCACACCACAATAAACGACGATTATTCCCGAAGAACTTTTCCAGAATGTGTTCTAACTTCCTAATATCTCGCCCACCCGGAAAAGAGATAGACAAATGATAACAACGTTCGTAGTCTGGATTCTTCCACCATCCAGATGTATGATATCCAACATCACGAGTAAGAATGATAATACAATCATATCGCTCTACAAACCACCGGCAGCTTTCCAGATAATCAGTATGCGCGGAGCCGTCAAAAGTTCCACTCTTAGCGACTTTAGCTATACGAAGGAAGATGTCAGCATCAGTAGTGTTAAACGAAATTCGCTTCATAATCAAAAAAGCTTTGGTTGTTGTTGCTCCGCAACTATCTTATTCGCTCTCTCAATTTCATCGTCTATCTCCTTCTCCACCTGCTTACACTGCCGCAAAACAGTAGAAGAACGAGTTTGAAAGTATTCCTTTTGAAGTTTCCGCATGTAAGAAACTCTCTTGAAAAATTGTTTTGCATCCATAATGATAAGTTTTTGTAATCTTTTTATTAAATTTGCACCGATACTTAAATAGAGTATCGATTGACGTTCAGTCTCTCCTTCATAGAAAGCGGCAATTTTCAAAACAAGGAAATAGAATGGACGGTGTTCGTGTATTGCATTATCACAATATACGTGCCCGTTGTATCTATGCTTCCTTGTTGGGTTGTTTGCCGCACCTCTATGAAGGGCGTAGTTATTTTCGGGCACGTTCTTTTAAAAACATAGCAAGCATGAGCAACTTTAGAACTTTAAAAAACTTCTTCTATTTCAACAGAGAAATAGTGTATTTAATCGCTTTGGGCTACCTAGCACTTATCTTTGTGATTATAGCATTGAGCTTTATAGTCCGAGAGCAAAACAAAACAATTATTTTTCTGCAGAACGGAATAGTTAGAAAGCAAACAACGCAATACATCAATAAACCACGTGTAAAAAAGTTGCTAGAAAACGAATACAAGATGTTTACAAGTCCTAGCCACAGATAGTTAATTAGTTTTTTTCAGCCGGGATTTTAATACATTGTTATAGTACTCATCATCCACATAAGGCCGCAACTCTTCAATCTGGGATTCACTTAAAAGAACCCCGATAAAAGAAGGTCTACCACCGGACTTCACTGATTCAATCAATTGGCTTACTGATTCCATCATCTCTTTCAATAATTTAATCATTGCATCAGCAGTTGAAACAGACCATTCGGCAATATTTTCATGATTGGCAGAACTAACTACATATTCAAGCGAGTTAGCACAGTACCCTTGCATTGCAGCTTTCGCCAATTCATAACGTCGTTGTTCCCAATCTATAACCGGAATAATCCTTTCAGTCTTTATCCAGTACACATCATTCTTTGTCATTCCTTCCGGAACAATGGCGACTAACTTTCCTTCGCTTGTCATAAGAGGTTTATAACCTTTTGGAATTTCGTTTACTCCCTCGTGGGGAATAATAATCTTCGTTTTACTCATAATTATTTTTTATTTATCTGACCTTATCGTTGACGTTGCGTCAATTCTTCTCGTTTCAGACACTACTCTAGTATCTTTCGGCACAGCTTTCGCAATAGTATTATCCAATATAGCTACAGTATATTTCATAATATCCTGCGACATATCCACACCTTTAGCATTTTTCTCAATCTGAATAGCCAAATACCTTGTAGCTCTCGCTAATCGCTGAATATCATCAGGAATCTTCATATCATTATCAAGAGCAACACGCCCTAATATTTCAGCTATTTTCAATTCTATGTCCTTCATTTCTTTATTTGTTATTCATTTATCACTTCGACATTATACGCAATAATATCATCTCCATTCACACCATACGATTCAGCGAAAGCATCTTCGATTTTAGTAGATAATAAGTCTTCTAGCATTCCATCGTTTTCAACTCCGGCAGGAAGTTCGACTTCGCATTTTACAATCTTCTTCATTACTCTTTTGTTAAGAATTAAATTATTGCTTTGTCGATCATTTCTTCCGCCATTTCCACATAATCGATAAACTCTTGATTCTCGCCACTCATGTAATCTGGGTGAGCTCTCATGGATAACATCATACTATTAAGTAGATGCAACATTTCGGGAGCCTTAGATATTAGCACAGCATTTCTGCATTGGGTTGTCATTCCTCTTGAGTAGTCCATTCTCGGACTAACGTTTGCAATTACTGTCATTCCTTCTACATCTCCTGAACCTTTGATTTTCATTGCTAAATCATCAAAGACCCAAGGACCGGGTGTGCCTTTAAATTGTTTCATACTTGTATTGATTAGAATTAAACTTCCTTTTGGGTTATCAACATCTCTGCCTTGTATCGTTTTCCCTTATGAGTAAACTCGGTGCTTAATGTCGTTTTTGCTGAATTAGCATCTATCGCCATGCTAGATATAGTAATAAGGCTAAATTGTCCTATTTTGAGCTTATCTTCTGACTTGGTACTATTGATATATTCAGATAATTTGATATCGATCTGCTCTTGAGACAAAGGTTGATTGGCTTGCCATTTGGCACCAGCCACAAAATCTTTTTGCGTCTCTTTGTATAGAACGTCTCTATCATCAGGATCATATAGCCCATCAGCGTATTCTTTTGCTGCTTTCTCTAATGTCTGTTTCATACTTCTATTTTTTGAGGGTTATTTATTAAAGAATTTGAGAAGTCTATCGGCTTCCCTTTTATCCCTGCCAACATAAATAACATTGTTAATCTTCCGTTTACGGATAATATATGCTGGTCTATTCATTACCTCAAAGTAGGCAAGCCGATAGCTTTCTTTGAGAGAAAAAGACTTATCAGAAGGCTTTTGTCTACGACAGACAAACTCTCCTTTTTTTGTATTTCTTTTCTTCATTCCTATTTTGTTTTACTCTAATTAATATGTTGCATATCATAAGATCTCTAAGAGTTTTTTCAAAGTAATATGTACTCCTCTATAAAAATAATTTTTGCGGCTTTTTCCAAAAGGTTTCCCATTTTTTAGAGGCTGGATAATTTGCCTTTTAATGCACCATCTATGATGTTCCCAAGTGCATGAACCCGCATCAGCCTCTGCATAGCTGATTTGTTGCCATTCTAATTTAGAGAACTCTTCTTTTGTCATAATTGTATCATTATTATCTTTTATAATGTTAAAGTCTCTTCCCCTATCTCTGTTATGCTATATAATATTTCTTTCGGTCTATCCGGATGAGTTCTACCTATAAGGCAAGCAGAATACATATAAATGCATTCTACAGTAATTTCCACACTACTATTACCTGACAATACTGCTATATCTTTCGCAGATAATTCACCAAAGACTTTAAGTATCTCCAATATTTGCACCTCTATTTTTGAAAGATATTTCTTCATTTCTACTTTGTTATTCGTTAATAGCGTCATACAATTCTTGTATCACATAAAAATCAGTAAGACCGTCGTCGCATATTTCCAATGCGGTATTGGCTTTGTAGCTCAAACTTCCGAGAATAGATTCTTCGGACACTTCGCTCTCACCAAGTACACATCCATTCAGTTCTTCTGAAAAATGCTCAATCATATCAATCGTAAACTGTTTGATAGCTCCAGTCTGATTGTACTTTTCATCTATTTTATTTACTATCTCTAAAGCTTCTTTTGCTCTTTTCATTATTTATTCCTTTCTTTATTATTTTGAATTATTGAAATAGTGCTTGTTGCACTTGCGACAATACTAATTTATTCGCATCAGCAAAGAACTTTTTTTTAATCTCAAATCCGTATGCTCTGCGTCCCAACTGGACGGCAGCTAATAAGGTGGAACCACTGCCGGCACATGGATCAATTACGACATCGCCTTTATCGGTAAAGATTTCTATTAACCTACGAAGAAGTGGAACAGGCTTTTGTGTATCATGAACTTTTGGCGTTTCATTATCCCGTACCCAATCAAAGCAATTGAATATCATCCGACCATCGTTGTTAAATTTGGGAAGCTTATCACGGTAAAGCAACAATCCATATTCACAGTTGCCGACTATCTTCATATTGGCTTTCAATACTTGTGCGGAAAAATCTTTTCTGAATACAAGGTTAATGTATTTATTTAGCCCATATCTCTTACCAAGTTCAATATACCGGAACTGATCCTCAAATTCACAAAAGATTATCATGCAAGGAGCTTTGCCTTTTTCTTTGGGTTCCTTTACAAGCATTTGGGAACAGAAGTGCATAAACTCGGCAGGGCGAAAGTTTTTATCGGTATCAAAGAATTGTTTGCCTGCCTTATCGCTTTCTCCATTCTTATTATCACCATCCACATACCATGAAGGGTTAGAGGCATAAGCATTATTTCCTAGATTGTAGGGGACGTCGGCAATAATTAACTGCGCTTTGGGGATTCCATAAACTTTGTAGTTTTGGAAATGATCGTTGAACAGTTCTACGTTTTTCATATCTTACTAATTTGAATAAAACTAAGCTGCCACTTTTCTTAATTCTCGTAGTTTCCTGCTGACAGCTTCGCAGAGAACCCGTGCCATATTCACTTCAACCGCATTTCCTATGTACTTTTTCTTCTCGGCTTGTGTACCAATGAGAACATAGTCCTCTGGAAATCCCATAATTCTTTTCAGTTCCGGAATCTTCAACATCCGCATCTTTATATCGACAATCTGATATAGTACCATGAAATTTATAATCTTCCATATCGGAGGGCAAAGCGAATCGACATCTTTGAAAATGAAAACCGGACGTTTCTGTATTACTTCTGAAAGCCAACCATAATAGTTATGGAAAGCATATACGCCGTGTTTCGTAGATATGAAGTAAGGCGGTGTCTTATCCATTCTAGCAATCAGTGTGAAACAAGGGTTATCTATTGAACTACCTGCACTTTGGTATTGTGGATTCATTAAATAGTGATGCTTCCGGTTGGCTGTGATAGTCTGCGCAGGCTGCTCTAAACTACTTCCTACGTTGCTGAAATTCGTGTTCATCAACCAAGGAGTGACAAGTGCATATTTTGGATTAGCTGTAACACATCCTAAAGGTTGATTTGCGGATGCAGGTTTACTCTGTCCATACTGCTGATCTATAAACACAGGTGCTATAAGTGAAAGCCTGTCTTTTGTTAAAATTGTAGGACTTGGAGCATTGATATCCTTACCTGCATCATTAAAATTGTAGGAACAAAGAAATTGAGGCTGAACGTAGTTAAACCGGTCTTTCGTTGATACCGTCGGGCATGGACTATTAACGGAACTTGTGTTATCACCATTGCTGTAATATGCGGCAAGAAAATCGGATGTTACAAGTGCGTGGTTATCTTTGCACTTGATAGTATGAGCAGGCCCAGAAACCGGAATATTTTTGCTATCTGGGTCCCCACTATAATACTTGCTTAAAAAATGAACGTTGGCTATTCCTAACCTATTTTGGCAACTAACCACCGGACAAGGTTCATCAATACCAGGAGCATTATACCCACCGTTACGGCTCATCGAATTCCATTTTATCATAAACGAATCCTTTCCTCCTGCAACAAATTTCACGAGCCCGGCAAATATACGTTCAAGCGTTTTGTCTGCTAACGGCTTTTTACGGTTAAAGATGGATTCACCCTCATCCTGCAAGTCCAGAACATCTTTCACCGGACGCCATTTTTCCAGATTACAAAACATATCTATTTTTCCATCTTTGCAATGGGAAGGTTCCGGCCATGTAATCGGAAGACCTTTTGCTGCAAATTGCCCGAAGAACCTACGTCTGGAAGTAAATGCACCATAATCGGCAGCATTAAGTATTTTATGTTCAAACTCATATCCGTAACTCTTTACATTACGTTTCCAACGTTCGTACAAACGTCCTTTATCTTTGGATATAGGTTTACCGTTAGCATCCATATCTCCCCAAGACATGAATTCTTCCACATTTTCAATCTGTATATACGAAGGATTCAGAGCTTCAATATAGCGGAACAAGTGTTCAGCCAATGTCCGGCTGTCCGCATCTCTGGGTAGCCCTCCTTTTGCCTTGCTAAAGTTCGTACACTCTAACGACGCCCACAATACCACATGAGCTTCTGGGTATATCTGCTTCATTCGGTTCACATGTGCAACTAAAGAAGAAAGTTCAAGCGTTCGGATATCCTCGGTGAAGTGCAATGCGTCCGGGTGGTTAGCTGCGTGGCTCGCTATGGCATTTTTATCATGGTTCACACATGCAACTACCTTCGCACACTGTTCGTCACTTACACAGGCTAATTCTACTCCCGTCGAAGTTCCTCCGGCTCCACAGAACAAATCGACATACAGCAGGCTAATCATTCTTCACCTCCTTTCGGGATAAAAGCATTCCAGCGTCTGGTTATCTCGTAGCCCAATTTCGCTGTGTCTTCATACGTTTTTTCAGCATCAATCAAACGATTTGTATTGGATAGTTTGATTGTAGCAATTGGATAACTCCAGCCATCTTTCAAACAGATTTGAACCTCCTTGTATTTGTTAGAAGGAATACAGATCATCGGAAGCTCCGAGTTCAAAGTGCCAGAGCAAAAAGAAAAAACGGGAGTATAAACTTGTTTTTCCGTTTTCCCCATCATTGCAAGATGGAGATTCATTAAAGCCTCTTGAAATTGTTTCTCGTCCACTTGTGTGACGTCTCCCCCTTGCTCGCTATCGGGCAAAAAGCGGGTAATAAGCTCTTGTGAGCTTTTAGGTAAATCATTCTTTGTCATAATCAGTTGCGTTAATTGTTATCTTCTTGATTCTCCGGACAAATGAATCAAATTGTAATATTTGAACCTGTCATTTATCCGACTGTAATCGTCTTTAAAATACTCTTTCAACTGTGTAGCTGATAAGTTTGTCGTCATGTGGCAATACTTATCATAAAACTGCCATATCTCGGCCCGGGCGAAAAGAAACTCACTGCATAAATCCTTCGTACCTGTGCCATAAAAGTTTGTCAAATCCAAACCTATATCATTCAAGCAAATGTTTATCGGTGAATATTGAAAAGCCTTTGAATCATCCTCATTGTAGGTATACTTATCCAAGTTGTTATGCAACGTGTAATAGTTCACCATTTGTCCGACAGATAAATTCAGAAACTGCATTGGGCTATTAATCCTCCGCAAATACACCGAAAAAGCCTGCATCAAAACTGTTTTTCCTGCACCGACATCACCACATAGAGCAATATTTTTATGTAGTTTATAGCCTTTATCTGCCGGATAGATAGTCTCTGCAGAACGACATCGATTAAAGTAGTGAATCAGAAAACGGATAACCTGCTCGTTACTTTCATCTACAACAAACGTTTTATTCTCACGAGCCAATATCTGCGTACCGGCTTCACATAAACATGCAAGATGCCGCGCATACGAGAAATCAGACATAAAATCAAAAAACTTCGTTGTAGTCAGGCTTTGCCCCATCGCTTGCGCTTCTGCTATCACCTGTCCGATTCGTTTTTCCGGATATTCGTTCTTTTTCATCTTTCCACTCTTTTAGACCTGTATATTTCCACCAATAAATAAAGCGACGTTTAGCGTCAGGAAGTGTAAGAACTGTGCTTTCTGCACCCGTAGATCGTATCCATGAAAGGAAATTATCAATTTGTCGGGGAATCATTAAAAAGAACTCCGTACTCAATCCAGATTGTCGGCAAGCATTTTCTTTCCATAATTCATCTTTCAAAAGCAAATCTTTAATATCACTAATATTTATAATCGGCTCCCTCGCTTCTCCCCTTTTGGGGATTATAGGGGGAGTATTATTATTTCCTTTACTTTCCTTTACTTTACTTTGTGCACTTATTCCGGAGTTTTTAGGCATTTCCTCGGAAGAAACGGGTATTTCCTCGGAAGAAATAGGCTTTTCTTCGGAAGAAATAAGGATAAACTCCGATATTACACATTTCCGCTTTGATAAATTGCAGATATACTGATACCGTTCCTGTATTCCTTTTGAAGTTATGATCTTCTCTTTTTCAAAAAGCTCATTGGAAAATAACCCGATTACTAAGCAGCTCTTAATCACCTCCTGAATATACACCTCTTCATACCCCGTTTGCTCCGAAATAATGAAAGGCAACTCTTTATCCCACCTCATGTAATACCCTTGTTTATAAATAATACATAGCAGGAGAGCATATACAGTTACAGCTTTGCCACCTTGGTATTTGATTAATTTCCTAATCTTTAAATCCGAAAAGAAATCAATGTCAAAAGGGAAATATTCAAGTCCGATTTTATTCTTTCTCCCCATTTATCAATAGATTTGTAGTTACTACTCTCGCTGTTCCTCGTCCGGTATAACCCTCGTTAATACCCCTGTCTTATCAATAATAACAGGTTTCCCGGCAACCGTGATGGAAGTACGACAACCTTCGGGTAATGACTTTAAGAAGGTGCTTACTACCGGAGAATTGGCATTTGTACCAATCTGCTCTTCTATATTAGTTTCTGTATAAGGGTAAACGTCCATGATAGGTGTTTCGGATACCATGCCGATCTGATAATCTGCCATTGTTCCCTTCATACCTTCGTCCAACTTCTTCACGGCATCGCGCAAGTCGGCAGCCTGTACCAGTACTTGAGTGGAATTCTTTTTTTCTGCACCACTTTTGTCGTCCAGTGTGATGAAAATAAGTTTGCATTTGAACCAGCGGTCGGCAGCTTCTTCTTCACTTGTAAATATCTCACTATAATTAGCACGTTTTATATCAGAAACGGTAAATTCACCGGAGATAAAAGGTGTCATTTCTTCAATAATCCTCGCTTCTGCTTCCGTGAAGCTAAGCGCATCAACCAGATAAGGTTCTGTTACCTTTTTCTGCATTCCGTTTTCCATTACTTTCTCGTAACGGATTTTACACTCAAACCATGTATGCATAATTAATCTTGTATTTTAGATAGTCTCTTTATTATATTTTTCACTAATCTCACTGCATTTTGCACCCGGGTACTTTTACCATCCAGATCAACATTTTCAATAAGGACAGGAAGTAGCCGGAGCAGGTCTTTTACTATGTAATCAGGTACGCTTTTCATAATCTTTGCAGACAATTAGTAAGGAATTCGACTGACATTTATAACCAATCCTTTGTTAGCTGCAAACACCGGCTTACCCGTCAAACTGATAACCTCGTCCACGAACCTCTTCTCATTCGAATTGCCATCACTCAAATGAATGAGTACAATATTCTGTGTCTGTGATAAATCATTTTCTGATAGCAACCCTTTAATAGTCTCAATCTCCATGTGCGATTTGAGCAATCGGGGACGCATAGATATCGGTATACGTCCATCTGCTATATTACGATCAAGAATATCATCCGCATAATTCGCTTCTACAAGCCAATGATTCACATTATCAAAAGTATAATCACAATAGAAAGTATCAGTAAGAAAAACAAGCCTTCCCATATCTGGATGATCTACCTGATAACCAAAAGCCGGAACGTCATGTTGTACTTCAAAAGGAATCACTTTAAAATTCCCTACTCTATAACCACGGCCTGGCTCTGCGATCTTCGCGAATGGAGGCATAACGGAGAATCCCTTGCTTTTATAAACAGCTTCCGGTGAAATTACCGGAAATCCTATCTTTAGATACTCTGTGTAAAATCCTGCATGGTCTCCGTGCTCATGACTTACCAGGCAACCGACTATCTTCTTGATGTTGTAGTTCATCGCAGCTTTGACCTTCGGCAGTTTTATTCCTGCTTCAATTATCAATGCTTCATCCTTGTTTTCAAGGATATAGCAATTACCGAGACTATTACTTCCTAATACTTTCAGTTTCATACTCCAAATAGTTTAGAATACAACTCATAGTTCCTCTTCTCCGTTCCGGTATCTTCTTGGTAATACTTTGCGCGTTTACAGAATTCATCATAGCACTTAGGACAATACCATTGGTTTAGAACGGCTATATAATACCCCTTTTCTGCAGGGGTATTACAATAGTCACAGATACCATATCCTCCGGCTTTAGCAGACAGTTCCGCTGCCGAAACCTCTATTACCAGAAATCCTTTTTCGTTATCTACTTTCTTCGCCATAATTGAATTAATACGGAGGAGGGGCATCGTTTGTTACTTTCGGTTGCTGGGTAGTGGCAGGTTTAGGAGCAGTAGGCTTCACTTCCTCAAACTTGGCGTCCTCAATATCTCCTAAACGCTTTTTATTAGCAGCCCCTTCTATTTGGACCGCACGCTGTCCGGCAGCAATATCAGTTTCCGTTTCATCCGGTTCATCAAATAGAGCTGAATCATCAGACATACCAATAAGAATTTTGCAAGCACGTCCGATCACGGTTTTCTTTGCCATTTCGTCACCGAAATTTTTATGTGCCGGAGAACCGCCTTTCGTAGCTCCCTGCATCCACGCCTGTTTTATCTGGGCGAAATTCATAATCTCAACAATACTCCGTCCGTCCTCGGTCGTGAGAATAGCATAAGCCCCTTTAACCTTGTTTGCATCCAAACCTTCCAAAGTCTGCTCATGTTTGATAATCTTTTTAAGCCCGGTCTGCGTATCAACAGAGAATATAAATTCATCCCCTTCATATACGCAATTGGCAATGGCCGTTTTAACACCGCCCACACGTTTGGCGATGGCAAGGGTTCCAAGGTAGCTACGTTGCAAAGTAAGTTTGCTACCATATACAATAAAGTAGCACTGCTTTTTCATCGGAGAAAGCCCTTGAACGACCATGTCAAGCAAAGCATTTGCAACACTTTCTTTCGTACATACCACCAATGCAGGTTTATCATTCCGATCCTTCGTTTCTTGAAGAATAAGCCATGCCGATTTCAATGCATTTGCCGCTGAATAGTTAGTCGGAAGTTTGAGCTCTCCTGCTTCTTCAAAGTCTTTAATCTTAGACAATACAGTATCAACCACATCTTTCTGGACAATCGAAAGGTTTTGTTGCGGTTGTTGTGCAGGAGCCGGTTGTGCTCCACTTTTGTTGTCAAACATACCTCCTGTTTGATTCTGATTTGTTTCTGCCATAATCTGTTACGTTAAATGATTATTGAATAGTTAATTTTGCACCTCTCTCTACAAAGAGGTTTATAATTTGCGAAGCACACGAGATAAGGTTACACACACTTTCACGATTATCTAACCATATAGGGGCTGTTACACCCTTTGCCCGGCAAATAGCATTGATGATATCAATACCGGCATTCATCTTCGCTGCAGTGTTCAAATCGGAATAAGGAGTACCGTCTACCATACACTCGCAAGTGTCAAACTCGGTTCCATCTACCTGCGTATCGAACATCCGAAATTGAACATAGGAGAAAGCTGAATTGATACGCTTCTCTACCAGAGAGACCTTCGATTTCATAAAGTCAAGTATCGAGGCTTCAATCTGTTCGTAGTCGGCAATCTGCTGCTGCATATTCGAAAGTTGAGACTGCAGCTCATCAATCCGCTTCTGGGTACGTTCAATCTGTTCCCTTTTGGATAGTCTTTCTTTGAGGGCATATATATCCGATTGAAGAACTTTTTTAGCGGCAGTATATTCCGATACATCAGCAGGAGTATAATTTGTCCTTAGAGACTCTTCCAATAGTGCAATCTCTTTTTTCAGAGAAATATACTTTTCATTCCGTTCTACAGCTTCCGTAACATCGACTATTTTCGGCTCTGAATTCTGCAACTGCTGTTTCTCGACTTCCAAAGTAGATAACAGATTCTTTTTTTCTTTGATAGCCTGTTCAATGTCTTGAACCTGTTTTTGTAAATCCTCAATCTTAGTTTTGAGTGCAGTTCCTTTCTTGATATTGTCATTCAAACGAGTAGATTTATTAGTTTGGAAAGTATCTTGCATTTCTTGCAACTTACTATCATAATCCTCACCTTCAAATGTTCTTTTACATGTAGGGCAGACAAGGCATGAACTATCAACTTCAAACTGCATCAAATTGATATTCTTATATTCCTCATACAATTTACTTCTTTGCGATTGATATTCCGTCAAAGAGTTATTTAGCGTTAATAGCTTGTTTTCCAAATAGCGAATATCCGTATTCATATTAGAAATAGAGCTTTCTTCTGCTGACAAATCAGAGTACCATTTATCATGTTCTGTATTGGCATCCTTTTTGATCTGGCGTTTAATCCCTTCCATACGCTCATACTTATCATCTATCTGCAGACGAACACTACGCCTACGAGCGGATTCCTCTTCGTCAGCTTTTGATTTGTCAGCAATCAGAGAATCATAGTTTCTAATCTCGGTTTCCTTTTCTTCAATCTCGGAAGACAAGGCTACCCAATCTTCTTCCTCTGGCATATTCCGGTGGTTCTCTTCGATACGACCAGGAATATCGGCTACCTCACCTTTAATTTTATTCTTCTGTGAAACAACCTGCTTCTTATATTCGTCAAGAGTTTTACCAGAATTGAGAGCATCAATAAGTGGAGTGTATAAATCCTTGTTTCCTATTGTTATTAACTCATCGAATACATCTGTATTAGTTATGTCACCACCTACAATCTCAAATAACATTCGCCTCTGCTCCTGCATCTTCAAAGAAGGGAAATAAGCAGGATTAGTTATCTGCCGGAACAGCTGTTCCGGACAAATATCTGAAACTTTAGTATCATATTCACGCTTACCCAAAGGTACATCATCTACGTAATAATCAACACTATGTCCATCCATCACCTCTTTAGTGGTTCCCCGCTTCTTCACCCAATTCTCTTTGTAACAACGACGGAAAACGGTTTCTATTCCATCTACCGAAAGGACCACAACAACTTCATGTTCTAATTTAGGAAGAGCTTTCCCGTCTGCATCAAGCGTTTTAATGTTGAAGTCCGCGCGGTTCTGACTATCTTTACCGAACAAAGTCCAAAGAAAAGCATCCATCAAAGTAGTTTTTCCCGTCGCATTGTCTCCGAAAACGTTAGTCACTTCCGGATCATAGTTCATTTCCAGAGAACGAATTCCTTTAAAATTAGTGAGTTTCATTCTCACAATCCTTATATCTGCCATAATCTTGTTGCGTTAATATTACAGGTTTTCGATTCGATATTTTCTAGGTGTGACACCTACATTCTTATAGAAAGCAGCATAGAACGATTGACGATTAGAAAAACCAACCATATCACTAATTTCTTCCACATTTTTGTCGGCATAACGTTTGTCAGTCAATAAATGCAAAGCATCCTTAATCCGATATTCATTAACCAGACAGCAATAGTTCATGCCAAAACGAGAGTTTATAACTGCTGAAAGATAGCGAGTATTCGTCTTCAATTCCTTCGCCAATTTTTTAGCAGAGTAATCTGGGTCCTTGTACTTTTTTTGAGCAACGACAATTTTCAGAATCTTATCGTATAACTCATCTGCTAGAGCAGGTCTGATTAATGACCTGTATTTTGCATCCTTCTCTTTCTTCTCCCTCAAATTATAGGGAGCCTTTTTCTTAATTTCTTCTGTACTCATAATGCTATATTTAAAGAGTTATTAAATAATCGGAGCCTTGTTAATTGCCCCCTTTGTTTTTTTATCTTGCACATTCAAGGTTTCGACCTTATGACATTTCATCATGCGATCTGCAACTGTACCTATATTAAGCCGTTTACCTATATAGTGATCGTGTGCCTCTTGCTCCGGGAGATTAATCCATGTTGTTATAGAATCGGTGTCTCCTCCTTCACCTTTCAAATAGAGTTTTACTTTTGTCCTTATCATAGTATTTATGTATTAAAAATGTGCATGACGCCGGTTGAAGCCGATCTATTAAGGCAGGGCAGGCACCCCCACGTTCCTCATACACATTCAATTAGTATTTCTTTCTTATCAGTTTAAATCTTTATAAAAACAAAGCAGAAGAGGTGCTGCATAGCAAGATAGCCTTTAAACTACCTCCCTGAAGGTTTGAACTTCTTAAGCAATTTCCGTGACTTACTGTACACATTCGGCTTTGTTTCATTTTTTTATTTATTCGAATTATTCACTTATCTTCAACTATAGTTGTGTACCGTCAAAAATCCCATGTATTACCGCATATTCAGCATTGTAAACAGCAATCATTTCTGTTTTGGAATACATAAGCGGTGAGTTATCTGATCTTCCTTTGCGTTTGGGATGAAGTTTGCCCTCCTTCACCATCTTTTTCACCCATGCTTCACCGTGAGTAAATACCTCACCGTATACTGTATCCCGTTCCTCAAAGAACTTGTAAGCCTCACGTTGAGTTATCAAGTCTAAACGTGGATGATCATACTTCCTCTGCGTAGCCGCACCAAGTTCGGCAGCGCCAATCAGAAGATTCTTAATTAAATATTGTTGGTCTGTCATATTAACCTCCTTTCTTAGTTGGGTACTTCGCCTGGTATACTAGAACTAAAGCCCCTATCATCATCACTAACGAAATTACTATCCTACATACTTCGGTAGCATTTCCAAGCACATAGAGAGCCAAAATCAATATGATAGCGGCTACAACTATTTCACCTCCGGTAAGCTCTCTTTCTTCTACTTCTTTTTTAGCCATAATCAGTGTTGCGTTAAATGAATCAATGTTGCGTTAAACGGCCGTCTTAAATAATCCTTTCTCGGCTGCGTACCTATTAAACTCTGCCATAGAGTGAACACCCAATTTCCGGAAGCTGTTACGACGATGATTGTTAATCGTGTGGGAAGAGAGGAACATTCTTTTACCGACTTCTTCATCGGACAACCCTTCATAGCATAAGCGCATTATTTCAAGTTGCCGATCTGATAAATTGCTGTTGAATTTCGGCTGACAAATAACCTTGAACCCTGCACATTCACCTCGCATCGGGCATCCCACGAATTCAAACTTAAAGTTCCAATTTTCATCAATATCAATTTCATTATCATATAGACCGAAATTACATTTAATGAATCGACGTACTGCAAGAAAATCTCTCCACAATCGGTTCCCGTCGTATTTGGCATAAGCCTCACGTAATGCCTTATAAGCCTCCGGATAGAATTCTTCAAGAACTTCCAAGAACCGTTGAATGAATTCTGTATCGGATTCTTTCAACTGGCGTTCGGGCATCCCTATCTCTTTGATAGTAACCTCTCCCCCTGGTGTCGTATAGAATTCAATCGGTCGCATACTCAATCCTCCGGAAACAATTCTGACGCAGGTATACCCAATTCCTTTTCAATCATAGCTTGTGCTAAAGCATCCGGTTTCTGCGCCCCGGACAACCAACAACGTACTGTCTTTGTGGATTTCATAGTGACCGAGGCAATTTGGTCCACAAAAGCAGACTTAGGAGCTTTGGATACTTTTCTATCAGGCAATGCGTCGTAGTATCCTCTAAAAGTCCTCTGATTCAATGTTATACTTTCCATTTCTACCATAAAATTTGCTATTAATCATTTTTTAATTACCTTTGTATCAACGTTGATGTCATAATCAACGTTGCGTTAAATGGAGTGTCCGGGATGTGAATCTCGGGCACTCTCCTTTTTGCCCTCCTACCCTCCCCATAATCAACGTTGCGTTATCGTCATAATGATGTTGCGTTAAATGGGACGTCCTAAATTCATAATCAATGTTGCGTTAAACAAGCCGCCTAATTCTTTAGCTGCAACCTTAGGAGATTGCATAAAACCTCGATAGCACTCCAATGTCAAATTTTCCATTTTACCTCCTCATTTATTTGTTAATTACTTAGGATTAAACTATTTTTGTTCGGTTATAAAACTTATAACGGGACAAATATACAAATATTCGTATATATACTAATATATTCGTATATTTTATTTTTCGTTTTAACATATTTTACATTACATGAATTTTAAACTAAAGGATTTTAGAATAGAAAACGGACTGAAACAAGCTGATTTACAAGACGTTTTAGGATGTAAGCAAAGTTTCATCTCTCGTGTTGAAAATGGCCGTGAAGCTTTCCCTGCAAACTTCGTTCATAAATTGATAGATGTATATGGAAAGGAGAGAGTCACTCCCTTTTGTGATTCTAATTTTGAAGAAGAATCAGGAACATCCAAGCAATCCGTTCCTTATGAATTTGTCCAAGCCATGATTGATGAGCGAAAGCGACATGATGAAATGAATGCAGAACTTATCCGGCAAAATGGAGAATTAATAGAGTTGCTCCAAGAAAGGAAAAAAACGGATGTCCACACGGAAGACACTGCCGCATGTGCAGATGTCGTTTCGTCCAGTTCGGAGAAATAATATATATAATACCAAAATACTAAATACTATGGATTTCAAAGATTCAATCAAAGAACCAGAACCTATCGATACAGGTAGACATTCTAAGCTCCAAAATATTATTAAGTTATGCGAAACTGCAATAGCGGCTGATAACGCACAAGAATCCCTATTATATGCTAATCAAATATTAGAATTAGATTCTAATAATACTGTAGGATGGTTTTATAAAATGAAAGCAACTTATGCCACATCTACATTAGGTGATTTAAAGTGTCGTGAAATTATAGCATATGGTGGACGTGCCATTGAATCTTCTCCCACACCAGAATTCAGTATACAGATTTTTGAATTCTTTCTTACAGTATGTCTAAGCTATTTAAAATTTTGTATGGGACAATTACAAAATACAGAATCAATCAAAGCATTATATGATTCTGAAATCCTTTTGAACTCATCTAAAGCTACTGAAAAGACATTAAGAGCAGACAAAGTTTGCGATATGATCTTAAATCAAAAAGATGAAATCCTTTCTTTGCGCTTTCATGTCCCCAATGCCATGATAACAAACAATCCTAATTTGGCTCATCTTACTAGTGAGATTGCTAAACAATGGGTCTATTTTCAAAATGCCATAAATGAACGATTTAATATCTATGGCGCATATATGAATGAAACTGCTTTAGCCGAATATCGTAGATTGTTAAATCAAATAAAAGAAGGCCTTCCACAAGAAACAATGAACGAAATAAGTACTGAAAGTATGACTAATGAACAAAAAAGTGGTTGCTATATTGCTACTGCGATTTATGGCTCATACAATGCACCAGAAGTTATTGTTCTTCGACATTTTAGGGATTGTTATCTTCGTAAATATTTTTTCGGCAGAAGTTTTATAAAACTTTATTATTTTATAAGCCCGACAATCGCAAAATGGCTCAAAAATACGGTACATCTCAATAAAGCTATTCGTTCCATCCTAAATGGATTTGTTTCATACTTACAAAAGAAATAA